TTGGTTAAAAACTAGATTCGGCGTACACAACTCGCCCCTTTTTCATGTGTTCCAGAATCGGTGCTGTGAGGGATGCATCAAACAAGCGTAGGTCACTCTTGTACAAGCGCACAGTCGTATTGTTAAAGTCCTCTTTGGTTCCTCCTCGTTTGCTATACAGCACACAAAATATGTCGTGCAAGTCCCAGTCACTACGTGCGTATGCAACCTGCTTCCACCTTGGTTTTTTGTCATAGCGTGAGCCGACGTATGCATCGGCTGGCTTTGTAGTAACGGCACGAGGCACGCTTAGTATGTTGATGTCTAATCCCATGTTTACTCTCCTTATAAAAAATAGTTAGCTGGGTTCTGCGTACGCAGGTCATCCATCTCGGTGAGGTACTCCTCGATGTTGGCGCTTAGCTCAGGCGGTAGGTGAGGCGTTAAGTCCTCAACGATGCCGTCGTTCCATGTGACAGTTAGTTTGACCTCCACGATCGCGTGCGTGTACTTGCTGTGTGGTTCTCTTTTCATTTGGTTTCTCCTTGAGTAGGCAGTAGCGGGATGGTGCGCGGCATTGCCCAAGCGCCGTGACCGAGTGGGGAACAAGTTCCCCGAAAGAAATGTTGATAGTAGTCCCCACTACGCCATTGGTAGTTTTGTCCATACGGCAGGGACTGCTTCGTTTTTGTCCAGAGCTTCAATAATCTTGAGTGCTCGCTTCATTTGCGTGATCCTGCTTTGCAGGTCGTCTCTTGGCGCAACCGAGTGCTTGCGCTCAAGCGTTTCCATCTCCTTTCTTGTCTTGTTAAATAATCTCGATTTAGCCTTCTCGTGCTGGTCAGGCAACATCGTGCGTTGGAAGGGTGTCTTGCGCTTGCCCCTTGGGACTACGGGTACTGCCTCGAACAGCAAAGCAATCTTCTCCTTGACCCTAGCGGGTATCCAGTCTGTCCAGTGCTCGCCATCGTTGGGCAGACCCTTGTCACGGGCTATCTGTATGGGTGTGTACTCAAGCGCTTTGTAGGGGGCGTCTAGCATGGCTGTGAGCTTCTCCATGACCCTGATGTACTCGCTGAAGGCTAGCGTTCGTTCTTGGGGAACAAGTTCCCCGCCGTATCTCAAGCCAACACGGGCATTATTTATCTCGTAGCGCAGGGGTGCGAGTACGTTGTCCCATTCGGCTTTGCGCTGGGTGCGGGTGATGCGTGAGACACGCATGGTTTCTTTGAGGTCTGCTACTTCGGTTTTTATCCTTTCGATCTCTGCGGGGTGTAGGTTGCGCTCGGTGAGGCGGTTGTGTAGCTCGTTGGCTGAGAGTTTGAGGTAGGTTTCGTACATGAGATTATTTACTCCAAAATTGAGAGGCGGCCAAATGTCCAACACTACAGGGCGTGGACTAAGAAGCGTGTAGGTTCGGAACCCGCACCAATGCTAGTGTAGCAGGAAAAGTGTCCGATGTATCTATCTTATTTCAGAACAGCTAGCGCCAAAGAAAAAAAGAAAGTCCTTGGAAAAAAGAAAATGCTCACCCCCTGATACATACATCTATATATATATAATAATAATAATAAGATAGATAGATAGGACAGTTTTTGCGGGGCGCTAGTATTCATGCGGGTTGCGGGGTTACACCAAACTTAGTTCGGGGGTTGTAGTGTTGGACATTTGGCCATGCCTTGTTTTTTGCGTCAATAATCTCGCATTATAGTGCAGGTCGGGGAACTTGTTCCCCAAAAGGTAGGTTTAGTTGCTTGGGTTGTGCGCTTATCCATTCGAGAGCTGCTTCGTCTGTGCTGAATACACGCCCTCTTTCGGTTAGTTTTTTGTTGAATACATAGACGACGTAGTTGCTGCCCCCATTGGGGTAATGGTATTGCAAATGGTACTCGTTTGCGCCCAGTTGAACGATGCCTACTTCTTTGACTTTGTATTGGTTGAACAGTTGATACATGATGAACTCCTTAAGCGTTGTTGTATGACTGAATGAGAGTGGCGCCTTGCCACAGTTCGACATGACGGAATGTCTTTGTGAGGGCGTTGAAGATTGTGTGAGCGCAGGTTTGGTTGTCTGCGGATGCGTAGTGGTTGGCTGAGCCATTGCGAACGATGATTTGATACATGATTAACTCCTTGAGATTATTGATTTGACAGGAAATGAAACAGCGGGCAAGCATCACGCTTGCACCGCCAGACGGGGAACAAGTTCCCCAGATTATTTAAACGCAACAGCGCCACGCAACTGAACAAGCAGCTCATCGAACTGTGCCTTGGTAAGACCAGCTTCAATAATCTCAGATGCGATCGTGCTCACAAGTTGCTTGGGTACAACAACTGTGGGCTTACTGCCTGATGTGCGACCAGTGCGACTGATGTGGTCACGAAACTTTGCACCACCAGTATTGACAGCCTTCTCTTGCTCGGCTGTGCGTTGCACCCTAGTCTTGTCGCAAATAATCTCGGCTTCCTTGCGTGAACAGTCTAGGCGACCGATCACATAATTCAGCACCCAATCGTACCGCCATTCGCTTTGCTTCTCGGCACTGAGCTTCACGTACTTTTTGTGCCAAGCAAGACTTGCCTTTAGCGTGATGCGATCAGTCGCACCAATGCCTCTGGCGAATTCCTGAAAGGTTACTACTACTGTCGTTGCTTTAGTCATGGTTCTCTCCTTGAGTTGACTATGGTTATATCGGGGAACAAGTTCCCCATCGATCGAGCTATCTCTCAACCGATGCCTCTATTTTATCAAATGGGTACTTTATTCTGCTTTGAGGGCTATGTCTGAATACGAAAGAACCCCACCCATCCCCCACCACCCCTATTTGGGGTCGCCGTCCATACCGCCTATAAACACTGTTCCATAGCCGCAATTCAAATTTTCAAAAAACAGGATTCAAATACCCCTATTACGATCCCCCACCCCCTCAATACGAAAACGTCTGTACTTACAAATATTTACCAACACTCAAAAAATTATAAAAAAATTCCAAGGTACCTTGTCAAACGTTGGACAACACCAAATAAAAAAAGCCCCGACCTTGCGAGTCGGGGCTAAGAGGCAACACCTCAAGGAGAAGCAATGAACAAATACAAAGACTTGCACAATTGCCGAAAAGAAGTGTACACTAACTGCAACGAGGCAACAAGTGCAACGCCAGCACAAACCCTACGCAATGCTAGAACATCTGATTAACGGCGAGTTTGAACCGGAGATTGTCGAACAGACAATGGCCAAGCTACAGCTTTTTCAAGATGCAGAACCCGCGCAAATAGTTGATGCGCAAGTAACTACGGCGCAGTGGTTAAAAGACTTAGAGCTAGGTGATGAGGAAGCAGAGTCCAAGGCAGACGCACAAGCCGCACGCCAATCGTTCGCAAGTCTGGTTACAGGCCAGCCACCACAGAATACACAGCAAGCACTAGCTAACATAAAGGCGCCAGCGGCAGTACAGCACTTGGTTGGGATGCTTACAGCATACGATTGGGCGTTTGTCGAGCAGGCCAAGGAGCTCAGGGGTTTTGCAGTAGCTAAGATCCTTGAAGAAGTAGAACACCCAGACGCACGCATACGCCTGAAGGCGCTTGATATGCTCGGTAAGGTTACCGAAGTGGCGCTGTTTACTGAGCGGGTGGAAGTTAAGAAGACCCAGATGACCGATGTGGAGCTTGAGACGCGTATTAAAGAAAAGCTCAACAGGTTCATGGGCGTGATTGACGTTGTGGACGTTGCGGAAGACAAAGATGAAGCCTGAGAACTTCACAACCCTGAGCAAGATTGAGCTAGAGGCGATGTCTAAGGCGTTGCCGCACATGAGCGTCAAAGAAAAGATGGAGTTGTTTGAAGATTTAGAACTCAGGGAGTCCCGCGCCAGACTACAGGCAGCTAAAACAAACATGCTGGGCTTTGCGCAGGCGGTATATCCGGGCTTTAAGATAGGGCCGCACCACAGGAAGCTAGCTAAAATCTTCACCGACGTGGTCGAGGGTCGCAAAAAACGCGTGATTATTAACATCGCGCCACGTATGGGTAAGTCTGAATTCAGCTCGTACCTGTTCCCTGCATACTTTCTAGGTAAATACCCTGATAAGAAGATCATCATGGGCACGCACACTGCGGGTTTGTCGGAAGACTTTGGGCGCCGCATACGTAACTTGATCGATTCGGAGGAGTACCGTGAAGTCTTTCCAAACACAATGGTGGCTGACGACCAAAAAGCAGCCGGAAAGTGGTCTACCAGCGCTGGCGGTCAATACTATGCTGCTGGTGTCGGCGGCGCTCTTGCTGGTCGTGGTGCTGATTTGTTCGTTATCGATGACCCTCACTCGGAGCAGGACGTAAAGTCTAACTCTAGACTTGCGTTTGATACGGCTTGGTCTTGGTTCCAGACGGGCCCGCTGCAGCGTTTGATGCCGGGCGGTGGGATTATCATTGTGATGACCCGTTGGTCGCTCCTAGACCTGACTGGACGCCTGATTGACTACCAAACCAAGAACCCTGAAGCTATTCCATGGGAGATTGTGGAGTTGCCGGCCATATTGAACGAAGGCGATGAGGACGAGAAGTCTCTTTGGCCAGAGCAGTGGTCACTGGAAGCGCTAAAATCAACAAAAGCCAGTATTGACCCACGGTATTGGAACGCGCAGTACATGCAGCAGCCCACGTCTGAGAACTCGGCCATCGTTTCACGCAAGATGTGGCGTATTTGGGAGCATGATGACCCGCCAAGGTGTGAATACGTCATCCAGTCATGGGATACGGCGTTTGAAACCAAGAACAACTCGGACTATTCTGCTTGTACGACATGGGGGGTTTTTTACAATGAGGAAGAAAACGACTCGCCTCAGCTTATCTTGCTGGATGCTTTCAAAGACAGGATGGCTTTCCCTGAACTCAAGGTCATTGCGCTTAAAAACTACAAAGAGTGGGAGCCAGACGCATTCATCGTTGAGAAAAAAGCCGCCGGTGCACCACTGATTCAAGAACTCAGGGCATTGGGGATCCCAGTGCAGGAGTTTAGCCCATCGAGGGGGAATGACAAGATGGTGCGCGTCAATGCAGTTGCGGATTTATTCAGCAGTGGTAAAGTCTGGGCACCCGACACACGCTGGGCACGGGAAGTAATTGAAGAGATGGCCGCGTTCCCAGTTGGGGAGCACGACGACTACGTAGATACGACAACACAGGCGCTGCTACGCTTTAGGCAAGGCGGCTTTATCAGTTTGGACACGGACGAGAAAGACGAGCTTGAGCTCTTTCGCCGCAGGAAATACGAATACTACTAATGGCAACACAAAAGTTCATGGGTAAGAACCAACTGATCGACCGACTGGCCGCGCAGATGGGATCGCGTGACGGAGCTTTGGATGTGCTGCGCCAGCGTGGGCATGTAGATGCTCAAGGGAATTTGACAGAAGCCGGTAGAAAGCGCGATGCTATGACGGCTGAAGAACGCGCTCTAGATAGAGCAAGCCAACGCACAGGTAAGAAACCGTCGGCCTTTAAATACGACCCCAGCACAAACCGTGCAACTTTGAGAAAGAAATTCTGACATGGCAACGAACATCGACAAAGCGCTGTACCAACAACCAACGGGCATTGACGCACTAGGAGAGCAAGAGTCCCCCCTTGAGATCGAGATCGTTGATCCCGAAGAAGTCACCATTGGCATGGACGGGATGGAGATCACCATCAAGCCCGGAGAGGGCGATGGCGAAGAGGCTTTTGACGATAACTTGGCCGAGTACATGAATAGTGGTGCCTTGCAGTCACTGGCTGGTGACTTGGTGTCTGACATCGACAACGACAAGAATGGACGCAAGGATTGGGAGAAGACGTACGTTGATGGTTTGAAGCTGCTGGGCTTGCAGATAGAAGAACGCACAGAACCTTGGAACGGCGCATGCGGTGTGTTCCACCCAATGATTACAGAAGCTGTTGTGCGCTTCCAAGCTGAGACGATCACTGAGACATTCCCAGCCGCAGGGCCTGTGCGTAGCAAACTCATCGGCAAAGAAACGCCAGAGATGAAAGAAGTTGCGTCTAACGTTGAAGATGACATGAACTACGAGTTGACGGAAGTCATGACAGAGTACCGCGCTGAACACGAGCGCATGCTTTGGTCACTACCGGCCACAGGCTCAGCTTTCAAGAAGGTCTACTATGATCCCAATTTGGGACGTCAGGTGTCGATGTTTATTCCTGCGGAAGATATGTATCTGCCGTACGGCACAACGGATTTGGATACCTGCTACCGCATCACGCACGTCATGCGCAAGACCAAGAACGAGATTGTTAAACTTCAGCAAGCGGGCTTTTACATTGACATTGATCTGCCTGACGCCCCCAAGGATTTGACAGATATTCAGAAAGCCAAGGACAAAGAGACAGGCTTTAGTGACCTGAACGACGACCGCTACACCCTGTATGAGTGCCACGTTGACTTGAACCTTGAGGGCTACGAGGACAAGGACGACTCTGGTGAAGATACCGGCATCATGCTGCCGTACGTTGTTACGCTGATTAAAGGCTCAAACGACATCCTGTCAATCCGCCGCAACTGGAAGGAAGATGATGACCTCAGACTCAAGCGCCAGCACTTCGTTCACTACCAATATATTCCGGGTTTTGGAGCTTACGGCTTCGGGTTGTTCCATCTTATCGGAGGCTTTGCTAAATCCGCTACATCCCTCATGCGACAACTTGTCGATGCAGGAACACTTAGCAACTTGCCCGGTGGACTCAAGACACGGGGCCTCCGTATCAAGGGCGACGACACACCAATCGCACCCGGAGAGTTCCGTGATGTAGACGTAGGTTCAGGCACGATCCGCGACAACATCTTGCCGCTGCCGTACAAAGAGCCAAGCGCTACGTTGTTTAACTTAATGCAGACAATTGTTGACGAAGGCCGACGTTTTGCAGCAACGGCAGATATGAAGGTGTCTGATATGAGCGCTAACGCGCCCGTGGGTACAACGCTGGCTCTCTTGGAGCGTCAACTGAAGGTGATGACTGCGGTGCAGGCTCGTGTGCACTTTGCGCTCAAGCAAGAGTTCAAGCTTCTCAAGAACATCATCCGCGACTACACTGACGCGGATTACACATACACACCCGAGTACGGCACTCGCAAAGCAAAGAAAGCCGACTACGACTTGGTGGACGTTATACCCGTGTCAGACCCCAACGCTGCGACCATGAGCCAGCGCGTGATCCAGTACCAAGCCGTGATTCAGATGGCGCAGATGGCTCCAGACATTTACAACTTGCCAGAGTTGCACCGCGGTATGCTGAACGTGTTGGGTATTAAAAACGCTGAGAAACTTGTGCCAATTAAAGAGGACATGAAGCCAACTGACCCCGTGCAAGAGAATCAAAACGCACTTAAGGGTACGCCGCTTAAAGCATTTTTGCATCAGGATCACACCTCGCACATTCAGGTGCATATGATGCTGCTACAAGACCCTCTGCTTCAGCAGTACATTGGCCAGAACCCACAAGCGCAAAAGATCATGGGCGCAATCACTGCGCACATTGCAGAGCACGTTGGTTACCAGATGCGTCAGAAGATCGAGCAGCAGCTCGGTATGCCCCTGCCACCCGAAGACGAGAAGTTGCCACCACAAGTGGAGATTGCGTTGTCGGGCATGATGGCTCAAGCAGCGCAGCAGGTTCTTATGCAGGATCAGGCCAAGGCCGCACAGATGCAGGCACAACAGCAAGCACAAGACCCCGTCTTGCAGCTACAGATGCAAGAACTCCAGATCAAACAGCAAGAGTTGGAGCTGAAGAAACAAAAAATCATGATGGATGCTGCCGCTCAAGCAGACGCACAAGCTCTAAAAGAGCAAGAAGTCAGCGGTCGCTTGGAACTCGACGCCCTTAAAGTGGGCGCACAAATTAAAGAGTCCCAAGCCAAGCAGCAGTACGAGCAAGAACGTGCCGGTATCCAGATGGGTGCTGACATCGCAAAGAGTAAAGCCCAGATGGATTTACAAGCGCGTACTACGGCGCTCCAAAATAGTAGCAACCAACGTGAGCCCAAATCATGATTCAGGACTTCGTACGCGTATTACGTGAAAAATTACGCACTGACATGAACAACTATGCCGATGACTTGGCTGGGGGTTCGTGCCGTACTTTTGAAGAGTACCAAAAACTCTGCGGGATTATTCAGGGTCTAGCCCTTGCAGAGCGTTATTTAATTGACCTTGCACAGAAAGTTGAAAAAGCTAATGAGTGATCTTGATCTCTCCCCCGGTGCTTATGCACTGCCTGAACCCATCCAATCTTTGGATGCACCCGAGCCTGATGCTTCAGACGAAATGAAAGCCACGCAACTCCCCACCCCAACAGGTTGGAAGATTCTTTGCGCTGTGCCAGATGTCGACGAGAAGATTGCAGGATCAAACCTGTATAAACCAGTTGAGTTTATGCGCCAAGAAGAAACCGCAACCACCGTGTTGTTTGTTCTGAAAGTTGGCCCCGATGCGTACAACGACACCACCAAGTTTCCTAACGGAGCATGGTGTAAAGAGGGCGACTTCGTGTTAGTACGTACTTACTCCGGCACAAGATTCAAGATCTTTGGCAAGGAGTTCCGTCTCATCAACGATGACCAAGTTGATGCTGTTGTGCAAGACCCTCGCGGCCTGACCCGCGCTTGAAAGGAAGAATATGGCTGAACCGTACAAGTTCCCCGACGAAGTTGAAGACAAAACGACAGACAAAGTCGAGTTTGAAATCGAAGGCGAAGGCGAAATAGAGATCGAAATCGAAGACGACACGCCCGAGCGTGACAGGGGCCGCAAGCCCTTAGACCGCGAAGTGCTTGATCCGACCGACGAAGAAATCGAGTCTTACTCTGACAAAGTCAAAGGACGCATTAAAGAGCTGACCCACGCCCGTCATGACGAGCGCCGTGTCAAAGAAGCCACAATGCGTGAGAAGCAAGAGCTTGAGCGTCTTGCACAGCAGTTAATTGAGGAAAACAAACGTCTCAAACAAAACGTTTACACAGGACAAGAGGCCATCATTCACGGTGCTAAAGAAAAGGCCGAGACTGAGTTGGCTGTGGCACGCCACAGACTTAAGATGGCACAGGAGTCTTTTGACAACGATGCCATTGTTGAAGCCCAAGAAGCTTTAATGGATGCAAAGGTTCGTGTTGAACAAACAAGAAATTATCGACCTACCCCTTTACAGGAAGATAATTTTGAGGTACAAATGCCCCAAGCCCAACCTTCAAGGGTTGAACCGGACGAAAAAACTCTGCGCTGGCAGGCAAAAAACCAGTGGTTCGGTCAACAAGGGTTTGAAGAATACACCAGCTACGCACTAGGGCTGCACCAAAAGCTAGTCACAAACGGAGTGGATCCCCGCTCTGCTGAATATTTCGAGCAAATTGATGCTCGCATGAAGTCAACGTTTCCTGATCTGTTTGGTCGAGACAATGACAAGCCAAGGTCTGGTGAGGTTCAAAAACGACCTACGACAGTGGTTGCCTCCGTATCTCGTTCTACGAGTGCAGGAAAAATTAAGCTAACTCAAACGCAAGTAGCGTTAGCGAAAAAATTTGGTTTAACCCCACAGCAATACGCTGTTCAAGTAGCAAAGTTGGAGAACTGAAATGGCTGAAACTATTGACCGCTCAAATCGTGACACTAAGTCACGCGATAAATCTGCTCGTACGGTATACGTACCACCGAGCAACCTGCCCGATCCGACACCTGATCCAGATTACACGTTTCGCTGGATAGCGACTCATGTGCTAGGTCAGCAGTTAGCCAACAACGTGTCCTTACAGATGCGCGATGGCTATGAGCCGGTGAAAGCAGTGGATCATCCGGAACTGGCTTTGTTTGGCAACAACGCAAACGGCAATGTGGAAATTGGTGGACTGATGCTTTGCAAAGCCCCCAAGGAACGCATCCAAGCCCGCGCTGAGTACTATGCCAACCAATCTCAAGCCCAGATAGATTCAGTTGACAATCATTTCATGCGAAATAATGACCCTCGGATGCCCTTGTTTGCTGACCGCAAGTCATCATCAAGTCGCGGACAAGGATTTGGTTCTGGTTCTAAATAATTTTTAGGAGTCCTTCATGGCTTATCCCATCATCGACGCCCCCTACGGCGTCAAGCCGGTCAATCTGATCGGTGGTCAGGTGTTTGCTGGTTCTACCCGCAATCTACCTATTTCCTATAACTACGGCACTGCTATTTACTACGGTGACTTGGTTACATTAGGTACAACCGGCTCAAACGCTGGTTTTATCGTTCCTTCTGCTACAAGCACTAGCTTGGTTAGCAAGGGTACCGTTGGTGTGTTCTTGGGCTGCTACTACACAAACCCAACTACAAAACAACGTCAGTACGCTCAGTACTATCCCGGCTCTGTTACCGCTGGTGACATTACTGCGATCGTTGCTGATGATCCTGACCAAGTGTTCAAAATGGCTGCGGTGACTGCTGCTTCCACTGCCACTATCTCTTCATTCCCATCAGCAATGGTTGGTTTGAATGCGGTGTTGAACACGCCTGTTGGTAGCACTACTTCTGGTAACTCTGGTGCCGGTTTGGTTGCTGCAAATACAACAACTGCTGTTGGCTCTGGCGGTGCGTTCCGTATCTTGAACTTGGTTCCTGATACACAGATCAGCACTTCTGCTACTTTTGTAAGCACTACTACAACATCGTTCGTTGTGTCCGGTCTTACAGTTGGTCAAGTCATTCCTGTTGGAACTGATATTTTCCAATTGGTTGGCGGTCAACTTCAGCAATTGGGCGTTGGTGCAAACGTGGCTACTGCCGCGACTGTGACCACAACCGGTAACACTACACTGACAATCAGTGCAGCCGTGACCACCACACCCACTGCTGGTGCAACGATCGCTTTGGTTCAATCTCCAGAAGTTCTGGTTAAGTTGAACTTTGGCGTTCACAACTACTACGCTGCTTAAGGAGTAACTTACCATGGCAATTTCACGCGCACAACTACTTAAAGAACTGCTCCCCGGCTTGAACGCTTTGTTCGGCTTGCAGTACGCCACCTACGGCGAAGAGCACAAAGAAATCTACGAAACAGAGAAATCTGAGCGTAGCTTCGAAGAAGAGACAAAACTGTCTGGCTTCTCTGCTGCTCCAGTCAAGAACGAGGGTTCAGCCATTGCTTATGACAATGCGCAAGAAGCGTTCACGGCTCGCTATAACCACGAAACCATCGCCTTGGGTTTCTCAATCACTGAAGAAGCGGTTGAAGATAATTTGTACGACAGCTTGTCTGCTCGTTACACCAAGGGCTTGGCTCGTGCTATGGCTTACACCAAGCAGGTTAAAGCTGCATCCGTTTTGAACAACGGTTTCAGCGCAGCCTACCCCGGTGGTGATGGTGTTGCTCTGTTCTCTACAGCGCACCCATTGGTGTCTGGTGGCACTAACAGCAATCGTCCTTCAACCAATGCTGACTTGAACGAAACATCGTTGGAAAACGCTGTTATTCAGATCGCCGCTTGGACTGATGAGCGTGGCCTGTTGATCGCTGCTAAGCCTAAGAAATTGATCGTGCCCCCAGCACTTCAGTTCGTTGCTACTCGTTTGCTCGAAACCAGCCTGCGTGTTGGTACAACAGACAACGATATCAACGCGTTGAAGAACAATGGCTCGATTCCTGACGGCTACACAATCAACCACTACCTGACCGACACAACCGGCTGGTTCTTGACAACTGACGTACCTAACGGCTTGAAGCACTTCGAGCGTATGGCGTTGTCCACATCTATGGATGGTGACTTCGACACAGGTAACGTTCGTTACAAGGCCCGTGAGCGTTATAGCTTCGGCTGGTCTGATCCATTGGGCGTCTTTGGCTCCCCCGGTTCAGTTTAATAAAACAGCCCCACAAGGGTAAGTTTGAGGCCACCTGCGGGTGGCCTTTTTATTGTCATAAAGTTAAACTACGATGGACTTGCAGCCGCGGTGGTTGCATAAAAACAGGGGCATATCATGAAATTTGAAATGGAATTTGGTTACTTTGGTAACAACAAGCTGTCTATTGAGACTAACGACTTTGACATGATTCAGATTTTTCAAGAATTCGTGCAATTTCAGGAAAACTACGGCTGGGCGGTTGAGTACGTAGCTGCACCTGACGACGATGAGTTTGATGACGAAGAAGACGAAGACACAGAAGAAGAGTTGGATGGCGCTGTGGCTGAAGCCGCCGCAGAAGCTGCTAAGACAGAGTGATATCAGGGGGCTTCGGCCCCCTTCTTTTTGGCTTTTTTGTTTAGACGTTCGTCATGGTGGTGAATGCGGTGGCAGTTGGCGCAAAGCACAACGCACTTCTTGACTTCTTCCATAGCCCGTTTAAAGGCTCTATTCTTGAGCAGTTTGTTGATTGAGGCTTCTTTGGTGTTGCTGTCAATGTGGTGAAAGTCAAACGTGGCTGGGTGGTTTTGCCCACATTTCACGCAAGCTAATGTAGCTTTAAAGCTACGCCACTGATCTTTATACGCCTTGGCCGAGGCTTTGCTTGCGGCAATCACAGCCGCTTTATTTTTTTCGTAGTACGTACTTGCGTACGTTTTTTGTTTAGTTTCTTTAACAACTTTATCTTTATACGGCATGTTTTATTTGGTGCTTCCAGTACAGTGCCGTTTTTAAACCCCACGGTTGAGATGGCTCAAACATTTTGAAGCCTGTAGATATCAAGCTATTAGCAGACGCGGGGTTTTCGTTGGTGTCAGTGATGACCCAGTTCATGCCTAGTGCCTTGGCCTTGCGAATACGCGCCTTAATAAGTTTTTTCTGAAGCCCGCGTCCACGATGAGCGAGTACAACACCTGCCCGACAAAGATACATGGTATCAGACCAACGAGCAGAGGGAACAATACCAGCGAACCCAACAGCTTCACCATCATGTGTGTAAGCGACATACCAGTATTCCTTGTCTGTAATTTTGTACACCACATCTGCGGGAAGACACGCTTTTTGGAGCAACGT